CGCGACGAGGCGAGCGATGCTTTGGCCCGCCAGGCCTTCTTCGACGGCACGATCGCGCCCTGGCAGGTGGTGGTGCCGGATTTCGGCACGCTGGAAGGCCCCTTCCAGATCACCAGCCTGGAATATCGCGGCGACCACAGCGCCGAGGTCACCTTCGACATCGCGCTGGAAAGCGCGGGCGCACTTTCCTTCACGGCGCTCTGATGGCCAACCGCCACCGTGGCGAGATCGACGCCGAACTCGGCGGCCGCCGCTATACGCTCTGCCTGACGCTCGGCGCGCTGGCGGAACTGGAAGCGGCCTTCGGCGCGGAGGATCTATCCGCGCTGGCCGGGCGGTTTTCGACCGGAAAACTCTCGGCGCGCGATGCCATCCGCATTCTCGGTGCGGGCCTGCGCGGCGGCGGCAATGCGCTGTCCGACGAGGAGGTCGCGGCGCTGACCGCCGAGGGCGGACTGGCCGGGCACCTGCGCGTGGTCGCGGATCTGCTCGCGGCCACCTTCGGCACCTCCGAAGTCGGGGAGGGTGTTGACGAACCGCGCCCTTTCCCTGGGACGAGGTGATGGCGCTCGGGTTCGGCGTTCTGCGCCTCCCGCCCGCCGCCTTCTGGACCATGACCCCGGCCGAACTCGCCGCTGCCGTTCGCGGCCTCACCGGCGACGCTGAACCCGCGACGCCGCCCGGCCGCGCCGATCTTTCCCGCCTGATGGCCCGCTTCCCCGACTAGAGGTTCCCCGATGCCCTGGGACGACGACCAGACGCTGACCGTGGCGGTCGATGCCGACACCAGCGAGCTGCAGAGCGCGCTGGAGGATGCCGACCGCATGGCCAAGAATTTTGGCCGGTCGCTGGCCGGTGCGCTGGATGGCGCCGCCGTGCGCGGGCGCTCGCTGACCGATGTTCTGCGCAGCGTCGGCACGCGCCTGAGCGACCTCGCTTTGAAGGCCGCGTTGCAGCCGGTGGAGCAGGGCATTTCCGGCCTCGTCTCGGGCCTGTTTTCCCAGGTCACGCCCTTCGCCAAGGGCGGCGTGGTCGGCGCGCCGACCTTCTTTCCGACCGGCCGGGGCCTTGGCGTGATGGGCGAGGCGGGGCAGGAGGCGGTGATGCCGCTGGCGCGTGGCCCGGACGGCCGCTTGGGCGTCCGCGCCGCAGGCGGTGCGGAAGGACCGAACATCACCGTCAACATCTCGACGCCGGACGTCGAGGGCTTCCGCCGCTCCGAGGCGCAGGTTTCCGCCGCGCTGGCCCGTGCCGTGGCGCGTGGCAAGAGGGCTCTCTAAATGACAAGCGGTTTCCACGACGTGCGCTTCCCGCTCGAGGTTGCGCTCGGCGCGCGCGGCGGGCCGGAGCGCGCCACCGATGTCGTCACGCTCGGCTCCGGCAGCGAACAGCGCAATGCGCGCTGGGCGCATGCCCGCCGCCGCTGGGACGCCGGCTGGGGCGTGAAGAGCTTTTCTGCGCTGGCCGAAGTGGTCGCCTTCTTCGAGGAGCGGCGCGGCCGGCTTTACGGCTTCCGCTGGCGCGACCGGCTGGACCATGCCTCCGCCGCGCCGGGCGTCGCGATCACCCCGACCGACCAGATCCTCGGCACCGGCGACGGCGCCACGCGCAGCTTCAGCCTGGCCAAGACCTATGGCAGTGGCGATGACCCCTATCGCCGCCCCATCACCAAGCCCGTCGAGGGCAGCGTCCGTGTGGCGGTCAGCGGTGCGGAGTTGGAGGCAGGGGCCTTCGCGGTCGACACCGCGACCGGCGAAATCACGCTCGCCATAGCTCCCGCCGCCGGGCAGAGCGTCAGCGCCGGTTTCCTGTTCGACGTGCCGGTGCGCTTCGACACCGACTTCCTGGAGGTCGATCTCGCCGCCTTCGAGGCCGGCGCCATCCCCTCCATCCCCGTCATCGAAATCCGGCTCTAGAGCCATGCGCAGCTTCTCCGAAGACTTCGCCGCGCACATCGCCGGCGAGGCGACGACGCTCTGCCGCTGCTGGTGCGCCACGCGCCGCGACGGCGCGGTGCTCGGCTTCACCGACCACGATGCCGACCTCTCTTTCGACGGCACGCTGTTTCGCGCCGGCACCGGGCTTTCCGCTGCCGAAACCACGACCGGCTCGGGCTTCGCGGTCGGCGGCGGCGAGGCCGCGGGCGCGCTCGGCTCCGACAGCCTCACCGAGGCGGATCTGGCGGCCGGGCTGTGGGACAGCGCCAAGGTCGAGGTGTTTCTGGTCAACTGGCGCGACGTGTCCGAGCGCGCCCGCCTCGCGGTCAGCGAGATCGGCGAGGTGCGGCGCACGGGCGAGAGCTTCACCGCCGAGCTGCGCTCCCTTGCGCACCGGCTGGAGGCGAAGCGCGGCCGCCTGTTCGCGCAGGGTTGCGACGCCGCGTTCGGCGATGCCCGCTGCGGTATGGACACGACCGACCCGCGCTGGCGCGGTGTAGGCACGGTCAGCGCCGCGCCGGGCGCATTTTCCGTCCTGGCTTCCGGGCTGGAGACTTACGACGAAGGCGCATTCACAGGCGGCCTCGTGACCTGGACCAGCGGCGCCAATGCCGGCTTGCATTCCGAGGTGCGCGAGCACCGCAGGGATGCGGGTGGCGCGCGGCTCTCCTTCTGGAGCGAGACGCCCTTCGACGCTGCGCCGGGCGATGCCTTCTTCGTCGTCGCCGGCTGCGACAAGCGTTTCGAGACCTGTCGAGACCGCTTCGACAACCTGCTGAATTTCCGTGGCTTTCCGCACATGCCCGGCACCGACCGGGCGCTGGCCTATCCCAATGCCGAGGACGGCAATCTCGACGGCGGGAGCCTCTTCAAGTGACGCCTGAGGACATCATCGCCGAGGCGCGAAGCTGGATCGGCACGCCCTATGCCCATCAGGGCAGCCTCAAGGGCGTGGGCTGCGACTGCATTGGCCTGGTGGCGGGCGTCTGGCGCGCGCTGATCGGCCCGCTGCCGCTCAGCCTGCCGCCCTATGCGCCGGACTGGGCGGAGGTGGCCAAGGGCGAGCCTATGGCCGAGGCGGCGCGGGCGCATCTTGCCGAAAAACCTCTTGGCCCCATCGACCCCGCCGATGTGCTGCTCTTCCGCTGGCAGCCGGGCGTGGCGGCCAAGCATGTCGCCATCGCGACCAGGCCCGGCTTCATGGTCCACGCCCATGACGGCGCCAGCGTTTCCGAAGTGGCGCTCTCGCCCGGCTGGCGGCGCAAGCTGGCTTTCCGCTTTTCCTTCCCCGATCTGGCCCAGATCTCGCCTGAGAGGCCCGCATGGCAACCCTGATCCTGCAGGCCGCGGGCGCGGCCGCCGGCGGCGTGCTCGGCCCGGCCGGGGCGATGATCGGCCGCGCGGTTGGCGGGCTGGCCGGTTCCGCGCTGGACCGCGCCGTGCTCGGCGGCGGCGGTACGCGCACCGTCACGGCGGGCTCGGCCAAGCTGAAGGACATCGAGGTCACGGCCTCGACCGAGGGTAGCGCCATTCCGCGCGTCTATGGCCGCGCCCGCGTGGCCGGGCAGATCATCTGGGCCACCCGCATCCTGGCCGTGACGACCACGCGCACCAGCTCCGTCTCCGGCGGCGGCAAGAGCTCCGGCGGCCACAGCAGCAAGACCAAGGTGAAGACGAAGACCACGGCCTATTACGCCAATCTGGCGCTTGGGCTGTGCGAGGGGCCGATCGCGCGCATCGGCCGGGTCTGGGCCGACGGCAAGCCGCTCGACACCTCGCGCCTGACCATGCGGCTCTACACCGGCGCGGGTGACCAGATGCCGGACCCGCTGATCGTGGCCAAGGAGGGCGCGGAGAACGCGCCGGCCTATCGCGGGCTGGCCTATGTGGTGTTCGAGCGTCTGCCCCTGGCGCGCTTCGGCGACCGCGTGCCGCAACTGGCCTTTGAGGTGATCCGCCCCATCGGTGCGCTGGAGCAGGGGGTGCGCTCGGTGACGCTCATCCCCGGCGCCACCGAGTTCGGCTACGACACCAACCCCGTGGCGCGCATTCTCGGCATCGGCGCCAGCGCCTCCGAGAACCGCCACGTCACCGGCGCGACGACCGACTTCGCCGCCGCGATGGACGAGCT